ATCAGATATTTTAAATGTGGAAGGTTTATATAACCAATTGATCGGTGTTCAAACGGTTAACGGTATCAGCGTAGTAGGTGCAGACACAAAACCACCTTACGTATCATTAATCCTTATCTCTAAGGCTAAAATGAGCGGTAAACGTATGTTCATGGGACTTACGAAGGGTGTCTTTGTGCATCCAGATATCGAATTGGGAACAAACGAAAACAGCGCTAAAACTACTACGGACAAAGTTGAAGGCACATTTATTGCTGATAACAGAGGATTTGTATACATGTCAGCAGTTGAAGATGCAGCAGTTACCTTAGCTAAATTCAAGGAAACGTTAAACAACACAAAAGCTTCATAATAAATTATAAATAAAAAAGGAGATATAAACACAATGGCAATTAAGATTAAATTTAAATTGGATGGTAAAAATAGAACATTTACCCAGCAAACTATCAATGCTCGTAAAATGAGAAAACTTTTTGAGTTTTATAGCGACATGTCAAAAGTTGAAAGTGGAGAGACTACCAAGTCAGAACTTGACGTGCTAGATGACATGCTCATTTTGGTTGAAAACTTTTTTGATGACCAAGATGTCAATTTTGATAACTTGTTGGATGGTCTTGATGCAACTGAGCTAATGCCAACGTTGCAAGGCGTTTTTGAACAGGTAGCTCAATTAGGTCAAGACGAAAAAAAGATTCAAGCAGTGAAGCCAGTATAAGCTTTGATGAAGCAAACAAAATCATTGATAAGGTTTACAAAGACCTTATCGAAGCTGGTTGGGATTTGCCGACTATTGAAGAGTCTGATTATTTTTATTTGCTACATTTGTTCAGTGAAGTGGACGAGGGCGAAGAAAAAATGTCAGCTGAAGACTTCTTTAAAAAGTATGCAAAGCCTGAGGACATAGAAAAACTAAATAACTAATTAACGAAAAAGCGGGAGTAGACAGTTTTTAAAACTGCTATTTCCGTTTTTTTGTGTTGAGAAGGATGTGTAAAAATGAATGATCAACCCATAGGAAAAATCAAATTAGGCGTTGAGCTTGAGGGTACGAGTTTTGGCAATAATTTAGATGAAATAAATGCGAAAATTAAACAAGCTGAATCTAGTATGAAAGCCAATCTAAAGGCGTTTGATAATGCTGGTAAAAGTTATGATGGTTTGAATCAAAAGGTAAAAGACCTCACAACTGTCATGAGTGGTCAAGATGCAAAAATCGTTGCATTAAACAAGCGAAGAGACGAAGCTATTGAGAAATATGGCAAAGAATCAAAACAAGTAATCAATCTAAATACGCAAATTAATAACGCTACTGCTAAGTATAATGGCTTTGAGAAGCAATTAAACACAGCTAAAAAAGAATTGGCTTACGCATCAACAGAAGTAAATGCATTGACCAAAGAAATGAAAGACAATGAGAAAGCCACGCAAGAGGAAGTTAAAGCCTTAAAATTAGCTGGAGATGAAGCTGGCGCTTTAGAGTTGCAACAACAAGGACTTGAGAAACAACTAGATCTCACAAAAAGAGCTACAGTTGAGCAACAAAAAGTAGTTGAGTCTTTAACACAAGAATTTGGTGCCAATTCAACTGAAGTTGAAAATGCGAAATCGAATTTAGAGAAATTAGGTCGTCAGACCAAAATTACAGAAACGCAATTAAGTTCTTTGAGCGAATCAACGAAAGATACGGCTGATACTTTTGATAATTCTGGTGATAGTGTGGGCGTTTTTCAAGGCGCATTAATGGCAGACTTTGCTACTGATGGTCTAGACAAAATCAAAGATGTTGTTGGCAGTGTTATTGAAAGTATCAATGAAGCCAGTGAACAATACAATATCTTGAAAGCACAATTAGGCAGTGGTGCTGATATTACTGATGTACAAACAAGTGTTTCTAATGTTTTTGCTCAGGGTTATGGCGAGGATATTGAAGAGGTTCAACAAGCACTAACAGCAGTAAAACAATTAATGCCAGACTTGAACGGCAAAGAATTAGAGGACATGACCGCACGAGCATTAACATTCTCAAAAGCCACTGACACTGATTTGAATGAATCAATCAAGGGTGCAAGAACATTAATGAATGAGTTTCAAATTTCATCGGTTGATGCATTTGACTTAATGAACAAAGGTGCGCAAAATGGCTTAAATTTCAGTGGCGACTTAGCAGATCAGTTATCTGAGTTTGCACCAATCTTTAGTCAAGCTGGCTATGATGCAAATGAAATGTTTGCAATGATGAACAATGGTCTCGATGGTGGAGCATATAATTTAGACAAAGTAAATGACTTAATGAATGAATTTACTACTCGTTTAGATGACGGAACAATTTCAGAGTCCATGGGTTTATTATCAGATGATACACAAAAATTGTTTGAAGAGTACAAAACAGGCGGTGCCACAGCTAGTGAAATGTTTAATGCGGTCGTTGGCGATATAAACAACATGGAAAATCAAACAGATAAAGCGTCCGCAGCGAGTGTAATGTTTGGGTCTCTTGGAGAAGACAGTTCATTAAAAATGGTACTAGGACTTACTAAAGTCAATGACAAATATAAAGATGTCCAAGGAACTAGTGATGATGTAAACAGTTCTATTTCGAACAGTTCACCATTCGAAGCATTGAAACGTAATTTACAATCTAGTATCATGCCTCTAGCAGAGAGTATGAGCGGTGTTAAATCAAAAATCACAGATGTAATCAACTCATTATTTCAAGATTTCCCGACCGCAACGAAAGTTGGTTTAGGTATTGTGGCTGGTATTATCGCAACCATGGCTGGCGCATTCGCAATCGCAGTCGTGCCAGCTGGTATATTTACCACTATAATGGGTGGTTTAGCAACGGCAATAGGTGTTTTAACAAGTCCAATAACTTTGACTATTGCGGGAATTGGTTTGTTAGTGGGTGCGTTTATACTTGCATACCAAAAAATAGAACCATTTAGAAATGTCATAGACGGATTAATTGATAAAGTCAAAGAGTTCAGCGAAAAGGTTTATAACCAATACATCAAGCCTACGCTTGATGAAATAGTAAAAGCATTCACTGATTTTGGCATAGCAGTTAAGACGTGGTGGGATGTGAATGGCGCACAATTTGTTCAAGCAATTAGCAATGTGCTAGGGTTTATTTGGAACTTAATCAGTCCGTTTTTAAATAAAACAGCACAACTATTTTCAGTTATTTTTAAAGCAGTAGCAGAGACAGTCATGTTTGCTTGGGATATTATCAAAAATCAAACGCAAGGATTCTTTCAAGTTATCAAAGGATTACTAGATATATTTACAGGCGTATTCACAGGAAATTGGAAAAAGGTTTGGAATGGCGTTAAATCAATCTTTAGCGGTGCATTCGATATTCTTACAAGTTGGTTTAGAACCCGATTCGTTAAGAAAATCACCGATTCAGTGGTTGCTTTTGTTCGTGATATTCCTCAAAAGTTCAGCAATATGTGGACTACCATTAAACGTTTCTTTTCTGACGGTATCAATACATTAGTTAAGCGTATGAAAGATGTACCTAGCAAAATTGCAGAGGGTATTTCTAAGAACGCTTATAAGGTAGTGGATGCATTTAAGTCTATGTTTAAGAAAGCTCAACAAGCTATCAAGAAGCCAGTGAATATGGTAATCGGTGGTGCCAACTGGGTACTTAAAAAATTCGGTGCCAAAGAGATTCCAACTTGGAACCCCGATGAGAAATATGCTAAAGGAACACCTAAAGGCGGTCATAAGGGCGGTAGTGCTTTAGTCAATGACGGCAACGGTGCCGAGATGGTAATCATGCCAAATGGACAATCATTCATTCCGAAAGGAAAGAACGTTTTAATTCCTAATGCGCCAGTCGGAATGCATGTTATGAATGCACAAGATACCGCTTTAGCAATGAGTAGAGCTACACCAACTTTTGCATATAAAAATGGTACAAGTTGGTGGGATGATACCAAAAACTTTGTCGGAAATATGGGTAAATGGGCTAAAGAAAAAGTATCAAATGTATGGGATTTTGTTTCTAATCCAAGTAAATTGGTTGAAATTGCACTCTCTAAATTCGTAGACTTTGGTGATACTACTGGCTTCGCACTAGACGCTGGTAAAGGTTTAGTCGGTAAAGCAAAAGACTCAATGTTTAATTGGGTCAAAGACCTATTTAGCACCAATGACCAAGGTGGCGTTTTTGATGGCTCAACTGATAGTCAATGGGGCGTTTTTAGTTATCTGAAAGATATTGCCGATAAAGCAATTTCCAAATTTGGTGAAGGTTTACGGATTACCAGTGGTTACAGAGCTGGAGATCCACATTACCATGGTAAGCGTCAAGCAATCGATATTGCTCTACCAGCGTCAATGAACGGATCATCAAAAAATAAAACAATCGCCAATTGGGTATACGACAACTTTAAGAAGCAAGTTGCATATGTAATCACCAACGGTAAAGTACGTGATAGATCAGGATTCTCAGGCACAGGTCAATCAGGTAATTGGGTAGGATGGCCATCTAATGATCACTATGATCATGTGCATATCAATGGACTTTTAAACTCATCGAATGTCACAAAAGCGGTAGGCAAGACTTACGCTAACTCAGTTGAGAAATGGCGCTCAATCGCAAGTCAAGCCTTACAAATGGAAGGACAATATAGTTCTGCTAACTTAAATGCTCTAATGAACCAAATTAGAACTGAATCTAATGGTAATCAATATGCTATTAATAATTGGGATATTAACGCTAAAAACGGCACACCTTCAAAGGGTTTGCTACAGGTGATTGACCCAACGTTTAGAGCATACGCTCGTAGTGGTTACAACAGTAATATTTATGACCCACTATCTAATATCCTAGCATCAATCAGATACGCTAGAAGCCGTTACGGCTCATTAACAAGCGCTTATCGAGGAGTAGGTTATGCAAATGGTGGCTTTATCACTAAGCAACATTTAGCAATGGTGGGAGAAGGCAATAACCCAGAGGTGGTTATACCTTTAGCAAATGCTAAGAGATCACGAGCAATGGAGTTATTGGCAAAAACCAAAAGTATTCTAGGTGATAAGGATGCTATTATCGTTAATAACAACAACGATAATAATAATCTTAAATCTTTGGAATCAAAATTTGACATGCTGATCAACATTGCTACAGCCTTACTTGACAAAGAGGTTGCCGTTAATTTGGACGGAAGAAAATTAAATAAAGCCATGGAAGATATCAAAACGAGAAACGCGATTCAAAAAAATCGTGGGGGCGGTTTGATTACGGCTTAATCAATATAAGGCTTGGGATTAATTTCCTGAGCCTTAATTATTTTGTAAATAGTCAAAAAACATACTATTTAATGAGAAAACAGACAGAGAAGGTGAAATATATTGGCAACAACTATTGAAAATAAAGAATATACATTTATGAATCATGTCATTTTTGATGGTGTATCATCAACTTCACTTTTTTACGTGACTGATATGAGTTATTCATTACTCGATAAAGATGTGCAAACCGAACAAATTGGAAAACAAGACGGTACGAGTATTAAGCGCGTTCGGACAACAGAAAAAGATTTTACTTTATCCATTTTATTTACCATTGATCAATTAGTTACACAATCAATCACAAATATTTATGATTTGAGACGTACAATTGCAAATTACTTTAATTCGGATGAGCCAAAAGAATTGATTTATTCCGCTGATCCAGCGATATATCGAAAAGTAATTTACACTGGTACATCTGATATTGAGTTTTTAAATAACAGAACATGTAAAGCAAAAGTTACTTTTTTAAATCCGACAGGTGTTGAATATGCAAGAGATAATAAAGTAACTACTAACATTGTGCCGAGTGATGGGTCTGGTAATTTGTTCTTGCAACCAGAATTTGGTTTGAAAACTAAATATTTTGAAGATTGGACATTTATAGAGCCAAGTGAGAAATATAATGGTTCAAGAATTTTAACAGCTAACTTTGACGAGGACACTGAAAAATTATACCCACAAGGAAATATTGCTTGGGTAAAAAATGCGAGTAGAAGAAGAATTGACCTATCAAAAGGCGATAGTATTTCAGCTAGTATTTGGGTGAGGTTAAATGAATCAGGTAGTACTGTATCAGTTCCATTTACTTGCGCAATTGAAGAATTTACCGATCGAGGTAGTATTCGAACATATTTTAAAGATCTGCCCAATAAGACGCTTATAGTTGGTTCGTGGGTACAGTTCAAAATAGAAAATTATAAAGTACAAGGTACGAACACTAACTATATTGCTCTGGTTCCGAGAACTGTATGGCAGGCAAATTTAAGTATTTCTCGTCCGCAATTAAACTTAGGATCAACTCTTACAACATATGTAGTCACAGAGATCAATTTAGATGACAAATTAAATTTAGTAAATGACGGAACTTATAAAACTTACCCAATGTTGCGTGCAAAATTGAGGAGTGAGAGCGGACTATTGAGCTTTATTAACTCAAATGGCGGTGTATTAGCGTTTGGTAATGCGGAACAGTTAGATGTCGCTCAGAGTGTGAGATCAGACAAAGTAATGACTGGTGGCTTTGCTGGTTCTTTGCCTACTGGATCAACGCTAAATAAAGGTGTTACTAGCTATCCTATCTATACAGCAGATGGTGGTAGCACAGCTAATCTAATGAAAGGTAGCTGGAGTTGGAAAAATAAAGATGTGGCAACACCAGTTTACAATTCTTCTAAAAATGATCGTTGGAATGGACCAGCATTTACTGTTTCAATACCCAAAAATTCACTAAACAAAAATACTGGCGACTTTACATTTATTAATAGGTTTGACTTTAGGTCTGGTGTTAAAGAGCGAGGACGTATTGAGTTCGTATTATCGAGCGGAGGAAAACATTTCTTAGGATTTGTCATGCGAGATTCCGTTCAATCGAGAAACGAAAAGATCATTGAATATCATATCAATGACATAATGGGTGAACGTAGCTTTACGCTAGATTTAAAGAAATTTGATGGTCACTTTTTTGAGTTACAAATTAAGAGAGCTGGTAATAAGGTTACTTTCCAGTTGGGGCAGATCACAAGCTTAACTAATGGTGTGAGTCTTAAAAAAGATGCCATCCATACCAAAACCTATACCAATGACGCTTACAAAGACAAGGCAGTAGAAGATGCCACATTTTGGGCTATGCGATTTGGAAATACAACAGAGGTCAAAATGGATTTTACTGACACTAAATTTACATGGGTAAATACTCCACAGTGGAAGGATGTAGCTAATCTTTTTGACGATCAAGACGAGATTGCAGTGGATGTAAAAAATCGCAAGCTTTTCATCAACGGAGTTGAGACCAACGGCTCTGAATACCACAAAATCAACAATGAATGGGATAGCTTTATGTTAAATCCCTCATCAAGTACGACTATTCAAACAATCACGAGCGATTGGGCTGAAACGCCTGAATTTGAAGCAGAGTTTGAAGAATCGTTTGTGTAAAGGCGACTATTAATTTAGTTGTCTTTTTTTATTATAAAAAAAGGAGAATTTAAATGACTAATTTTTATTTTACAGATAGAAAACATAACTTATTAGAAATTGTAAGTACAGAGGATACACGTATTAAAGCAAGCAAAGTTACCGATATGCAAAGTATCAATGACAGCGTTCGTGTCTTTGAAGCAACATTAATTTTTGAAGAAAGAGATCACGAAACGGCTGATAATATTACGAAAGTAGGTAATTTTGTTTTATATAAAGACCTACAAGGTGACTCAGTTTGGATCACAATCGAGAGCCAAGAATATGACCCCGAAGAGGGCTTAGTATCCATCACAGGGCGAGACGCGTCAATTGATTTGATCAATGAAGTGAGAGCGCCATTTACTCCTGACAAGGCGTATACGATCGCTGAATACATCAAAATGTTTACAAATGACAGTGGTTTTGAGATCGGAACGAATGAAATACCTGACAGTAAACGTACATTGACCGCTTGGGAAAATGAAAACACTTCACTGGAAAGGATTTTATCTGTGGCAACTCAATTTGACGTGGAAATTGATTTTAGCTTTGATATTGATGGATTAGACGTAGTAAAGAAGTATATCAATGTTTATAAAAAACGTGGATTGACAGATGATAATACAAGTTTATACGTAGGAACAGAATTAAGGAAAATTGTATCTAAAAAAGACGTTTATAATCTATATAATGCTATCAAAGCTGAAGGTGCTATTCCAGAAGGCAAAGAAACACCAATTACTTTAAAAGGGTATAAATATACTGACAGCACTGGTCAATTTATTTTGGATAGTGACGGTGTGTTAAAAGACACAGAGTCAGTCAAGGAATGGTCTCGATTGTTGTCAAATGAAAATCCAAACCCTACAACTAACTATATTTATCGCTATAAATCTTTTGATACAACGGATCAAAAAAAGTTGTTTGATATGGCGTTAGCAGATTTAAAAAAATCAACAAAAGTTACTGAGAACTATGAAATAGAAATTATTTCATTGCCAAAACAAATCAAGATTGGTGAAACAATCAACGCTATCGATGAAAAAAGAAAAATCTTTTTAACCGCTCGTATTTTGTCCTTAGAGTATGACCACGTATATGGTGATGCTACAGCAACCTTGGGTGATTTTTTGGTACAGCAAGGTGACGATTTGAGCAATTTAAAGGCTTTGGCAAGTCAATTGCAGTCTCAGATAAAAACGATCGAAGAAAACACACGTGGTAAGTCAATTGTAGTAACTTCCGCAACACCTCCTGAAGAAACTGAAAATATATTATGGATTGATATTTCTTCTCAACATGCGCCTATTAAGACATGGCATGAAGTAACAAAAACATGGGTGCCAATATATGAAATGCCAATTGAAGTTACAGCATTTTCAGATGCGCCAATGTTAAATAATTCTATCTCAGAAACAAAAGCTACAGCGATAGTCAAACAAGGATATTTAGACATCACAGATCAAATTCCTAATGAGTGCTTTGTTTGGAAAAAAGCACAAGGCACTGGATATGATGGTGTTTGGGGGGAGCGGATTGGCAAGACAATATATATAACTAGAGAAGATATTGAAGGTCAAGCAAGATTCGATTGTGAAGTAGAATTTGATCCCGATGAAATTTGGAATACAGATGAATAATAAAATGACAGATATTCTACATTTTAATTTGCTGCAACCAATCTTTGCATTAGTAGGCATGATTGTTTACTATCTTTTGGGTAGGTGGATCGAACTAATGACAGTATTGATTGCATTAAATACATTAGATATTATAACGGGGATTATGAGCGGTACAAAAAAAAGAAAACTTAGTTCCAGACGTTTCTATAATGGAATTAGAAGAAAAACTGGTATGTGGATACTAATTATTGTAGCAAATCTAATTGATACAATTACATTTTCAAGCATGCCAGTTGCTAAAACAGCTATGTGTAGCTATTTAATTGGTATCGAGGGATTATCCATCATGGAGAATCTAGGTAAAATGGGCGTTCCTATGCCTTTATGGATAAATGAAACGCTTGAAAAGCTAAAGAATGAGAATGATGATCAGCTGAGTAAATGATTTTTGTTTCAATAAAAGATAATAAATGCTACTATTTATATAGTAGAAATAAGAAAGACGGTGATTCCAATCTCTATTATTAACTTTAGATGCAAAGAAAGGAACAAACCATCCGTTCAAGAAACAACAGATTTCTTAAAGGAAATGATCCTAAAAAATAAAGATAACACTAAGCCCTTAAAAACTAATACAGACAAAACAGCCATTTTAGTTGATAAATCCGATAAAGAATTATACGACTGGGCTAAGAATGGCTAAAGAAATTAAGATATAATTTTATAGCAAAAACATTTTCGTGGTATAATACTATCGAAGTTAATAACCGGCGAAGAGATATATTTTCTCTATTAATTTCACCACATTGCTTTAAGCAATGGATTTTGGGCTAGATACTAACCAACGGTTAGTATCTTTGAATAGTTGAGTAGCGCGAATATATCGTGCTACTCAGTTTAATTTTTTTAACTTGGTTTAAATACGCCCTAGCAGTGTTATTTTTGATGATTTAAATACTTTTTTTAAGTTTGAAGTTTTAGTTCAAAAATAGGTGTCCATTTTGGTGTCCATTTGACTTTAATTTATCGAAATAAACAACGATTTGATTTTCTGGAAATCGGTTTTATGCTTGATATTAAAAGGTTTTTAAACTATTTGAAAACGTTGAGATATTTTATCCAGTAGCGCAAGAAGCATAAGAAAATGACATCCAGATTACGTAAAAGTAACCTGGGTGTTTTTTTATACACCAATGAAACCGTTTTAACGAAATAGTTATTTGTAATGGCTTAGATAAGGAGAGAAGCAATGATTCAATTAAAAGAAATCACGAAGGAAAACTATCGTGCGTGCATGAATTTGAAGACAACGAAGGAGCAAGAAGACTTTGTTGCGCCCAATTGGTACTCAATGTTAGAGGCGATCTATGAGGAACCTCGTCAGGCATTTGCCCTATACAATGGTGAGGAAATGGTCGGCTTTATCCTATTTAGTTTTTACGAGGTG